CTACAAAGTTTGTTTTCTTAGCTTGCTGAATGGCTTTACCTCTCCAACCTTTAGTAACTAAAGAAATGATTTTAGCTTGTTGGAAAAGTTCTCTTTTGTTTTTATGCAAATTTTGTTGCTTTAGTTTATTAGCCAAAAACTTTTTTTCTTTAACATTCATGTTTTTGTCTAAGGACACTAACAATTTATTTTCAAGAGCAATATTAAAAAGACCTCTTAATGAATGCTTGCTATCCCAAGAAAATCTATTAGACATTTTACGAACCCATTTAATATCATCTTTGATTTTCTCGTATCTGATTTTTTCAGATTTTTCTTCTGCAATTTCTTCTGGGGTTCTAAAGTCATATGGGTTTTGTTTACTAGGCTCTTTAGCTAAATAAAGACCATTAATAACCCTTTGTTCTTTACAAAAGGCTTTAGCTTTTTCTTGGGCATTTCCAAAGTCAATCGCAAGGTTTACAAGATGTTGGGTTTTATATTGAACCCTAGCTATAGGAATGCCACCCTCTGCTTTACCCCATACTGTTTCTTTCCAGTTAGCATAAAGAGAATATAATTTATCTTCCTTACCCAAACCAACAAAAAGAGATGTGATAGAATCACACCCCTCAACAAAACCTTTTGCCATTTCTAAATTATTCATATCTACCCCCTAGAAATTGTAATCATAAAATTTGATAGGCTTATCTGATAAACCATACCTAGAACCATATTTATCTTTCCAAGTGTAACAAGGCTTATATGATCTAGTTGGGTGGTCATATTGCTGACCAGACTTATTAAGTCTAATTCTAACTATTGGATTAGCTTCATTAGAAGTAATATGCCATTTCTGGTCATCTTGATTTGCTACATGATGAGAAAAACCACCTTGATATATTTTCATATCCCATTTGATTTTTTCTGCACTCATTTCTCTGATTTCAATACATTTATCAGAAATAACCTTTACAACCTCATAAGGGTTAATGTCTGTGTAACCTAAGTAATTTGCGAATTTTTGTTTGATTGTCATTAACTTGATCTCCAATTTATTATTATTATTATTAAATGACATTATTGCCATAACCTAGCTTAAACTCTAGGTTTATATATGTCAAACACCAAATTGCATTTTTTTTAATTATTTTCAAACTATTGTTAATTATGGCTTTATTTGATACTATATGATAGAAAGTAATTATACTCTGATCTCCAATCGTAGTATAAATGAGGGGTAAAGATTATTTCTTCGAGGTACTTAAATAAATCGCAGTATTTATAGGAAGTGAAACAGAGATAGGTTTACCCCTTATGACTAAAGAATCCGACATACAAATAGCTTGTAATCAGCTACTAAACATCTTAGCCAATACCTACTATTTCAGACATTTTCATGTACCAAATGAGGGTAAAAGGTCTATTTATCTTCATGCTCAAATGAAAAAAATGGGTTTGAAATCTGGCTGTCCAGATATAATTGTTGAATATCCTATGGGTAAAATTCTTTATATCGAACTTAAAAATGAAAAGGGCAGGTTGTCCGACAATCAAAAGTTGTGGGCAGTACAATCTAAAGGATTAGGTACACCTCATTTTGTAGTCAAGGGGGGTCTGACCGAATGTTTAGATCAAGTAAAACAAATTATTGAAACTAACATTCCTATGAGGTGTTGAGGATACTGCCTAACCCTTTAGCCTTTTAGTGGACAAAAGTCGCTGTACTGCCCTTAAATCGCCCTTAAAGGGCATCTTGTTCTTTCTTGTTCTAGTCTTTCTTCTTCTCATAGGTCTTTTTCCTATAAGTTCAGAAATAGTAGATGTAGTTGTTAGACCACTCACTTTTTCTTTTTCTTCATAACTTTCTTTTTCTTTTTAAGTGGTCTACCTACTTTAGTTCCATAAGTTCCTTTTCCAGATGGCATTTCTCTTTCCTTTCTTTGGTTTTCGTGGACTTTAGCCACATGCAGGGAATAAAAATAATTCCCAATCTTATTAAAAAACTTAGCTAATGTTAGCCAATGCCACAACATCATTTTTTTGTGTCCGTTTTTTTAATCTTATCAAATGACCTCATTCCACCAATTCCGAGCATACCAAACATTAATGGCATCATAACAGACATATCAGCTTGAGGAATAGTAATACCAAACCCTGCACAAATAGGTGCAACCATGTAATTTATTCCTAGCGATAAGCCAGAAATCCAACCTATGAGGGGTCGCCACGAACTTTGAAACCAGTTTCCTTTAGCATCTTCTTTAAGAACCTCTATTTGAGCAAGTGCGAGTTCTTGACCATGTTTTTCAGCCATAGTCGCTATTTCATGAGCAAGTTTGTTTTTAGTGTCTTTATCTTCTATAAATTTACCTAATAACTTAGATGCTACTGGTAATAAACTAGCTATCATTTTATTTACTCACTTCCCAGGGATTTACCCTTATAAATCAACAACTTAGATACTTTTCCTCATCTTATCTATTAACCTATCCCATCTATTTGTGGTTTGATTATATGCCCTGCTATCTTTCATTTCTACAATAGCAGTTTCAATATCATTATTTGCTAATGCTTTTTTAAATTTCTTAAATTGGTTTAATTTTGGCAACCCTAATTGAAATGACATATGAATTACACATTCTTTAACATTATCGTCTATATCCATACCTTTATAAAATGTTTCTGCATCTTGAATTGAAACCCCTAAATCTAAAACAAATAGTTCTCTTGCTCTGTGTTCTGTTATTGGGTTCATAAGTTCATCTTTTTCATCATCACGAATTAAATGCCCACAGCCGATTGTCCAGAACCCCAAATGGTCTTGATAGGGTTCTAGCACCAAATGACCCTCCTCCCTCATTATATCGTCTTTTAATGTTTCTAAATCCATTATTTATCCACCTTATGTTCTTGACCTATCCAAATTCCAAATATTCCAGTCATTACACCCATAACAACCGATACAAAAGCTGATTGTGATGCTGTTGGTGCATCTAACCCCATAAACCATTCGGCACACCTCCACGACATTACTGTACTAGCTAACATCATTAATCTTGGAAGTATCTTCCATTTTAAAAAGGTTTCAACATTCATCTTAATAATATCTCATTTAAACCAAAACCCTCTAATAAAATAAGGGTAAAAAACAATAATAAAATTCCACCTGCTATTAGTTTACCAGAAAAATTTGTAGAACCAATCTTTATTGCAACAAATTCATTTCCTAATATTCTTAAAGCTAATTCAAAACTATTTTCATCTATTTTAAGTTTTAATGGTTTTTCATACATTTTATTTGTATCTAATTTTTTTTCCATTAATAAACCCTCACTTTATCTGCATCAATACTAGGAACTAGCTTACACATACAATCATACACTTGTGAACCATTATCTGTTTGATAAGTTTGACCACTTAAATTTTCAGAATAAAATGTGCAATCATTGATAGATTTAAAATAAATTGAACCTTGTAAAGCACCATTCATATAGCAAGCAAGCATAAAGGCTGTCATTTGGCTATGCTCCTTAAACTTTCCATTACAGAATCTATTGATGGTTCTTTGCCATTAGGATTTAAAACGCATTTATATTGTTTAGGGCAACCAATCCTAATATCAGCAAATTCTAGTTCAAATGTTTTATTAGCACCTTGATATATACAAGCCATTTTATCTTTGTAAACTTTTTGTTTTTTTAATCGGCAAGTGGTCATTTTTGGAATTGTTATTGTGCCATTATTTATTCTTTGCTGTCTTGTTAACTGTTTACTTTTGTACTCGTAAGCAAACGCTTTTACAGTTACAACCAATGCACCTAAGATTAAGCCAATGGCAATAAGCGAATAACCAACCCATTTCACAATCTCCATTATTTCTTCTTGTTGTTTTCTAGCTTGTAATCTTGCTTTTTTTTGTGCTTCTTTTGCTTGATTAATTCTATTGGCTCTTTCAGCAAGTATTTCATCCCAAGCTGTAGCACCAAATCGCATATTGATTATAAACTTTAATTCTTCTCGTTTTTCTTCTAATAATTTTCTATTAATAAAATCATCTGCTGATTTTTCAACTGAACCAAATTGTTCAGCAATAGACATTCCTTTTCCCTGCCCTTTATTCATTTGTTCTTCACCGAGAAAGAACCCATCAATTTGTTTGGCTATGCCAGATATATCTTGAACTGTACTGATGTTGCTTTTAATAAACTCTACTGATTTTTGAACTAGAGCAATACCAGTTAGAATTTCTGCAACAACCATATCTACCTCAAGAGTAAACCAGCCAACATTACAATCATTGTAGCCGTTGTACCCAGCATAATCTGCTCTAATCGTCTAAGCCTAGAAAGTGTTTCACGCCATCTTTCAGTACATACTGCCTCGTGTGTGTCTATCTGTGCTTTGACTTCAGATGCTTTAACCATTAACTTTCCTTTGTATTTTTCATAGCAGTTAAAGTTTCATCATTACCTAAAGATGTTGTAAGTTTATCTCCAAATTCTTTATGAAGAATTGTTGCATCTTCTAAACTATCACGCAGTTCTTGAACACGATTTTGATACTTTATAGTTTTATTAAATAATCTTATCTGTTCTTGTGATAAGTCCTCTGATTTATATTCTTTATTATCGATATACACGACATTAGATTGTTCAGTCATTAGGCAGTATATCCTTTTCCTGCTGTGATTGCAGAGTTAACTGCTGTCATATCTTCATCTGTCCAATAGTCTTTAGCCACCATAATCTCTAAGTGTGCTACGTTCCTATCAACACAGTCTTGTTTGTCTTCAGCTTCATCATCTGCCATAGCATCACCTGCAATTACATCAGTGATTAATGTGACACTATGACCCATTGCTGTGTAGTCTTGTGCTATTTCTTCTGTTGTTTTTTCGTCTGCCATTTTATTCTCCAGTTAGTTAAGTTAGGCTGTTTCTAATGCTACTATTCTAGCTTCTAATGCTTCTATCTTTGCAATAGCTTCTTTCAATGCACCTGTTAATAATGGTACTAGTTTTGATTGGTCAATGCTTTGCATGACTGCATTACCATCATCATCAACTGCATCTTTCTCGCCAGTTATAGCTTCTGGTATGATTGATTGTGTTTCATGTGCAATAAAGCCATCTACAGTTTTATCAGCATCTATAATGAAATTAAATCTTTTAGGTAATAATTGCTTTACTCTATCAATGGCACCAGTCATATCAATTACATTTTCTTTTAATCTGTAGTCTGAAGAAGTATTATATGCTGTATTAGATGTACTACACGTTATTGAACCTACTAAACTTCCACCATTTCTAAACCCTATTAAAGTACGTGAAGCACCACTTGCTCTTCTTATTTGTATAACCCCATTGTTTTCTATATAAATAGAATCATCTGTACTCTGATTAACACAATTAAAATAAATAGTACCATCTGCTTCT